GTCGTTAATTTTTGATTTCTTAAAAAAGTTTGTGGTTTTTTTTGGTTTTGGTCTAATCCAAGTATTTCTGCTCGGGCGTGTTGTTGTGCGCTTCTTTTGGCATTGAGATAACTATTTCCGCGTGTTGCGTTGCATTTTTTGCATGACCCTACGAGGTTGTCTAGGTCGTCTGACCCACCGCGATCTGTTTCGATTAGGTGGTCGGCTTCGGTGCTGGGGGCTTTCCTGCACCAGTGGCAGATGGGTTCGTGTTGGAGTGTTATGAGTCTGTTTTTGGTGAACTCGGGTGTGTTTCGTTTGGTCATGGTTTTCCTTTGTTGTGGTGATGTTACTAGCGCCCTTGCTTCGCTGCGGTTGCTTTCTTGTGTGTGAGACAGTCTGGGGTTTGTGTTCCCCACAGTTCAGAGCAAGTAGCTCTTGGTTGCCGGACACCGTAGGGAAGTGGACACCATTCGTATTTGTGACGTTTAGACGCTGCACAGTGGCTGACCCCAGCATCACTTCACTTGAGTCATCACATGAGGCTGGGCGCACTGCTCTACCCACGTTCCCGTGTGAACACCAACAGAGTGCAATTCCCTATGTGGCCATGGTTGTATTCAGTTGTAGAGGGCGGTCAGTCTTTGCGCATACCTTGAAGGATGGCAAGACCGATACTGATCAGTAGGGCATACCAGCAGAGTATTAACACTGGGAGAGCCTTTGAGTTATGAAGGAAAGGTCTGATGGTCTCCAAAGGTAGCACTCCACGTGAGGCTGTAAGCGGTCTAGCCAGTCATCTTGTGCTGCTGTTGTTTTGCCTTTGTCGGTTTTGAGTTCAGCAAATATGACACCTCTTGCTCGATGGGCCATGACCACATCTGGGAAACCCGGTGCGCCTGTGGTTATCCATCTGCCTTTAGAGGTCACTGAGGGTGTTGAGTGGTGGAATGTCCAGCCGTGTATGTAGGCAAGGGCTTTGATTTGTTGCAGGAAAGCAGACTCACTAATCGGTTGCACTGGTGCGCACCTTTCGGCCTGAACCTGCACAAGCGCGGCATATGTATGACTCGCCATCTTTCCAGCAGTGAGTTTTGCCATGTAAAGCCCTACGCCAGTCAGGGCGGTTTGTGCAGTCAGCGCATCGTGGTTCGCAAAAGCGGTACATACCAAGGCACTCAGGGCATAACCCCTTGCACCAAGTTTCTACTTCTGTGCGTAACCACTCTCTCATTTTTGCCCTAGCAGAAAGCCACAGAAGAACACAGCGGTAATCATGATCAGTTGCGTGAATAGGTCAAGCATTAAAAGGGTTCCTCTGGGGTGTCGTACTGTGGCGCTGGTTGCTCACCTGATTTGAGCGCGTCAATGTAGGCGCTGGCTTCACGCTTAGACATGGCCTGCAAATTGGCTGGTGGCAATTTAGAACTGCTTTTGCACAACGCTCTGATCATGTTTTGTTGTTTGTCGCTGGCAAGGTTGCTGGACTCGGTCACTGTCGTGTCGCCCTGCATACGCTGTACCTTGCCCATTTCCTCACGGCTTGGGCGCTTCGTAAAGTCACTGCCTGACAGCCCAGCATTGGCTAATGCACGACCCACAGCGCCAGTTTCACAATTCTCAAGGTGACTGGTTTTGTTCACGTTGCCTTGGCCACGGATTTCCTCAGCCCAACCAGTAGCAATGATTTCACCATCAAGCCACAACTCGGCTTTGAACACAGCAATATCCGATAGGTAATGCACAAGGTCAGTGATGACCCGGGCATCAGGATGTGCCTTGAGGAAACGGTCAAGCCTGCTGGCTACTGGTTCGTAATCGTCAAGGTTAAAGGCCACGAGCGTGTTCTTTCTCTAAACGGTCTAGTTCCGCATTGCAGTATTCCAGCGCTTTTTTTAGCACTTCTATTTCTTGGTCTTTAGCCCAAAGCAAATCTGCCATGTCGTCATTGTGGGTATATTCACTCATTGTTTTGTTTCACAGTGCTGATGTATGTGATGCCTTTTGAAGGCCCAGAAGTGTTGAATGAAGGATGCCACCCATTGCGATTGCGTTCAGCGATAGTAGGCAAAGAGTGAAGCAAGCCCACCACTTCAAGCACAAGGCTGGATTCGTTGAATCGAAGCTCAATAGCAAGTTGGTTGCTGAGGTTCATTAGTTTGGCGATTAGTTCACCTGTTGATGTTTCCATTTGTTTTCCTTTGTTATTTTCCTGATGTTGCACGCCAATGACCAAGGCCACCATGTTTGTACAGGTAGTAAGCCACCTTCACATTGCACCGGGCGTTCAGCAAGGCTTTGATCACATCTTGTTTCTTACAGACTTGCTGTGTCACAGTAAACCATGAGCCTTGAATCTGGAGAAGCCCGACATCTGGGCGACCATTAGACCGTATTGCTGAAAGGCTTTTGGGGTTGCAACGTGACTCTCGATAGGCAATATGAGACATGATCGGCACTACCTTTTTGGGGAAGTATTCCCTGAGCAGTGGTTCCCATTTTGGGCATGACGTGATAGGAGCTGCACTTGCGTGGGCTGGGGTGGATAGGGCGAGGAATAGCGATAGTGCCATGAGTTTCTTAATCAACTCTCTCAACTTCTGTAGGCGGCAACCAAGACAGATATGGGGCAAGCCTGTGGGCTACCGTCACTCTGATATGTTCACCTGTTTCCAAATCTGTGAAGATTTGAACCAGTGTTAGTTTGTCCCTAGAGACTAATGGGGTGTAGCCCCAAGTTGGGAGCATTAGCGTTTCCAGTATCGGTTGGCGACCTTGAAATAAGCCCAAGAGAGGCACCAGCCAAATAGTACAGCTATGAACATTTGTTCGTGGTTGTAGGTTTTCATGCCCAACCCCTCACAATGTCCATACCTTGCTGGGTGATGGCACACACAATGCCCTGAGAGCCACTTGAAAGCGCCCTACGGATGCCCAAATCCTCTATCAGTCCAATGGTGCGCAAATCGCTACAACGCTTCCAATAGCCCTTTATGTCATGGCCAGTTTGAGCAGCGCGAGCGCCTGCTTCTTCATCAGTCAAGCCCAGAGTGGCGTAGAAGTACTGCTCAAGAAGCACAGCCCTGTGGGTGCCTACCCTGACTGGGTTGGCTTGGCGTGATGTGTCCGGGTCTGAAGCCCTGAACAATGGTAAATCCTCTAAGAGGTAATCCTTCATACGTGACATTTTGTGTTTCCTTTGGTTAGGCCATTTGAGTGGCTAAGAGTCACTATACACATTTTGAGAAGTCGGTGGTGGATATCCCAATGGAAACAAAGATACCCACCACCTAGCCCCAGTAACGCTCAAACAATACTGGGAATCCTTTAAGAATATGGGATTGAGTCCCACGCTTTTTGGAAATGGTCTGGGGTTTGGTTGGCAAGTTCTATGTGGAACCAGCGTGGGTTTCCTTCGTATGAGCCTGCGTTGTCTGTCGCTGTGAAGTGTTTAATGCCAGCCTTGCCTTCACCTCTTGAACAGCGATACCCGGCACCGTAGTCAGACCATGCGTACCAGTGCATCTCACACAAACCAAGAGCCTTCGAGTTAGCGATGAACCAATCCCAAATGATGCGAGCCTGTGCTTCGTCTTTGTATTGCAGATCAGCTGCATAACCTGTGGCGTGTACTGATAGGCCGTTGCCGTTGCGCATTTGGCGATTTACATAGGTGCCTAGGTTGGTCATTTTCCAACGTGCTTTGCAAAGTTCTACAAGTTTGTTTGTGACGGGTTGAGTTTGTTTTCCGTCCCATGATGGGTAATACGGGTATGGGCGGTTACTCATGATGCTGGTGGTGGGTCTTTAGGTTTGTCTTTAAGGCCGTTGCCAGCCAGTAGCCCAATAAGGCCACCTGCAAGGGTCATGAGCATTGGGGAAAGAATGGCCCACGCTTCGCTGTCATTAGGGGCTTGCTCGGTTGGTTGCACCACAAACAACAGACCATAAAGCAAGGCAACGATAGAGAAAAGAAACGCGCTCGATAGGCATACGCCTACAACAAGAATGAGTCTTGCTTTGATTTCTTCGTTGCTGAGTCGTTTTTCTAGTTTCATGGGCATTTGCTTTCTATGAATGATTTGTCGGCTGTGTCGGTTGTTTCGCAGTTGTGGCGTACACGATCTGCGCAGGCTGTGAGGGGTAGCAAAAAGACCAATAAAACTAGGCTTTTTCGGGTCATGCTGTACCTATATCTTCTACGGTTAATTGTGCTGGAAGCGTTGCCCCACGGGTTGCCGTCGGTGTTCCTGTTGTCACGTTGGCATTGGCGTAGCCGTTAATAGTTCTTGAGCCAGCCGTTAATGTACCAACATAAACAACACATATAGTGCCGTTTATTTGTACTGCTGCGCCTGTTTGTAGCAGCCCTTTTTGCAGCTGTGTAGCACCATCTCTAATTGAAAAGTCGCAAGAGCCAGCAAGCGTAGATGGCGTGGTCACTTGTGGTTCATAGTAAGTGATGCGGTAATTACGGCCAGCAACTGCTGTGAATGTAACTGTCATGCCTGTAGCAACAGCAGCGGTAGCAGTCAAAGGGTAGTTAGTGGTACTGGTTGCTTTTACCATTACCCCACGTGGAAAATTATTTTGTTGTTGAGCTGTGAGGGTTGCCCCAGCTGTAAAGTCTGAGTTAGGTGTTATGGCCATTATGGATATCCCAATCTGTTTGTATCTAGCACCCCAAAGGTGCTTGAGTTTAATATAAAAGCAATACCTAATGAAGGGGCTAAAAACATTTGAACAGTAGCATAATCAGGGTAAAAAGTGGTGTTAATGCCCTGAATTACAGCATCTACGGTGGTGCCACGAAACGTAATTTTAATCACTTCACCTAGATGAAGTTCGTAATAGGTAAGCACAGCGGCAAGAACACTAAGGCTTATGCAAGTGGGTGCAATGTTTGTGTTGGTTGAAATGGTGTAAGGGGTGATGGCGCTACTTGATTGGGTCTGTAAAACATAACCTGCAAGACTGTTGGCATCCGAAGTTGAAGCATTATAGGTGTTATATACAAGGGTATTGAATGGTGCCGTTCCGCTTGACTCTGTTTGAGTAGCAAGACCTGGTGCCACCACTTGCACTTCTGTAAAACTATTTTGAACAGAGTTCAAATATTGTAAATCTGAATACTTGAAACTGCCAATAGTTCCATTATCTGAAAAAGAGTAAAACCCATTTCTCCCTTGGGGGAAATAAGTTACTGAACGGCCAATAGATAAGGCACCAGATGTGGCCATTCTGTTGTTATCCCAATCGTCAATAAACCACTGAAGTGTTTTCAAAAGTCCATTTATCAGATCAAATGCACCACCAGTAAAAGTCTGGGCAGAGTTTAGAACTGTTGTAGTACGGTCAGTTGCTGCATATACGTTATTTGAATATGCAGCGTTATAAAGGGTATCAACAGTCAAGCCAGCTGGAAGTGCGTAGCCAGAGAGAGATGCAGCGCCAAGAGCGCCTGTGGCACCAGTGGCTGTGATAATTATGCGATCAGCAGGGGCTAGACCAGTGCTGCTGTTATAGGGAATTGCATATTTGCGTTCTACGTCAGTTATCACACCAACAAAATATGCAGGAGAGAAAGCTGTATTTGCATCTCTAACGTCTATAAATTGACCTATGGCAAAAGGCAATGCATAACTAGCAGCAGGGATAAGTTCAATAACACAAGAACTTTGTGGGAAATTGTCTTGAAACCTTTGGCGGCCTCTGTTTATTGATACCGATTGAACTCCAGTAATGGATGTGTAAGTGCCATTTACTGTCGCACAATAGTTCACTGTTGGTGTTGTGTAAGCCATTACGCGCTCACCCTGATAGGCACTGATCCGTTCAACTGCATATAACGCCTGAGAGCATCCACAACAGCGTTAGGGTCGCCACCATTGACGTTGATAGTGACATTGCTGCCACCACCCATGTTGCCCATTTGCGATAGTGGAATTACAGCCTCAGGGCCAGCTTCACCGATCATTGCCAAAGTAGGGCTAGTCACAATCCCACCAGCAGCCATCAAAGGGATGTTTGGTATATCAAAACCCTTGCCACCAATACCGGGCACCCAATCAGGAATACTGAAAGACAATTTGCCAAAGGTGTTGTTCCAAATGGTTGCTATGCCATTGAAGATTGTTTTGGCTACGGTCAGCATTGTTTGAAACGCTGGAATAGTGACGTTATTTATCCAGTATCTGATGCCACCAAAAACAGCATCAACGATGTCTCTAAAGGGTTCAAACTTTTTGTAGGCCGCTACAAGTAAAGCACCCAAACCAGCCACAGCAATCGCAATGAGGCTGAACGGGTTTAAAGCCATGGCAATATTGACAGCGACAATGGCGGCAGCAATCGTGGCAATAGCAGCACCGATAGCAAGAAGGATGCCTGGGTGTTTCTGTGCCCAATCGCCAAAGGCTGTGAGGTAAGGCAGTAGAGCTTCAACGGCTGGAAGTAGTGCAGCACCAATTGACTCTTTGGTTTCTGACAGTGCCACACCTAAACGCTTAAACTGGCCTTCTGCTGTGTTCGCAGCGACAGTTGCAGCGCCCCCAGTTGTCTCAGCAATCTTTGCCATCACCTCTTCAAATGATGCACCATCTTTGATCATTGCCCGATACTCGGGTGCCAGTTTTGCTAAGGCTGTCAGGTTGCCGCCATAGGCCTTTTCAAGAGCTGCCGTTACCGTTGCCAATGGCTTACCACTAGAAGCTGCAATGTCCATTGCTTGTGTAGCTAGTTTTTGTGCTTCAGTAACTGAACCTGTGGCCTTGGCCAATCGAGCGAGAACAGGTCTCAACTCTGTGTCGGTCACACCCAAAAGGGTGCCTTGTGTGCTTATCCAATCTTCATTGGCTTTGATTTGCGCGTCAGTAGCGCCAGTAGTTTTTCTGAGTGTTGCCGCTAATAGTTTCTGTGCAGCGTCATCTTCAATAGCGCCCTTAGTGGCATCAAACAGTGCAACACCTAAACCAGCAAGGGCGGCAGCAGCAGGGACAGCCGCCTTTTTGATAGCAAATTGGGCTTTTTGGCCGTTGGTTTCTAACTGCTTAAACTGCTGGATGGCTTTGTTTATGCCCTTGCCGTCAAACTCGCTAATGATGGGGATGTTTACAGCCATTACTTCAATCTCTCATTTACAGTAGCAATTACGCGCAATACTAACGCCCGTAACTCAGCCTGTATGGAAGGCAACGCCTGCTCAGCAGAGGGCCACAAAACACGGCTGGTTCGCGCTGCAAGATTTTCAGATAACAAAGTGGTTTTGCCACGCCCAGCAACTTCAAGCACTACTGCACCCGGGTCTGACTGGGTGACGTAGATGACATTGGCATCATTGCGCCTAGTTGAGAACTTAACTTTGAGTCCTTTAACGGCTTTGGCTTTGGTGTAGGGAAACAGTTTTTTGTTGCCTTGTGTCCAATTACGGTTCATGCCCGATAGGGGCGTGTCTGGGTATCGAGAAGAAGCCAAAGAAATCAAAGGCTGAGCAATTTGCTTAGCGTCAGCATTGAACTGTTTACGGAGGTCTTTGTCAATCTTTCCCAAGGCTTTTATCGCCTCTTTAGCGCCCACAATCTCAACAGAAGCTGTGGCTGTCACTTGCGCCTGCTTTTATTTATCACGTCAATCACAGTGTTCATGTCTTTAATTTCAAAAGGTATTTGGTGAGGCCACCACCCGGTTTCAACCAGCAGCTCTGCTAGTGATCGTGAGTAGGTGCCTCGTTGGTGGGGTTTGTGGGTTCATCCGATACCACTTCAATGTTCACAAGTTTTTTAACGTAATCATCAAACACTGCCGGCACTGGTATGCCGTTAATTTTGCAGGACTCAAAAGCCATAAACGCTAAATCTTCCAAACCTACGCCAGTAGCAAGGTTTGAGGCTTTTTGTTTGAACTTTCGTTCCCACGCAATAATCACATAGAGGTTTGTTTTGACCTCATAGGTCGTTTGGTCTGTTGTTACTTTGAGCGTTAATTGCATGATGTTGTTTCTTGTTTAAGGTGTTACGTCGCGTACCCATGTGCCACCTGTGAAGGAAGCCTCAACTGTGGCGAGTTCGCCCACTGTGGAGTTGATTGGGGTGAAGTTGGCGAGCATACAGTTAGTTAAAACATACTCAGGGTTTGTTGCTGACTCTGATGCACCTGATGGTGAGATGGTCAAAACAGTGGTGCCTGTACCTACACATGAAGCAAGGATGGCTTCAACTTCGGTAGCGCCGTAGCTCAAAAAGAAAGTGATTGACACATCAACTGTTTGAAGGCCGCCAGTGAAACGATGCCCGGTATCGCCAAAGGCTGTGCTTTCGAGCGCGTCCACGCCGATTGTGATCATGCAAGCGTTGGCTTGGTCTGACAAATCAGTGGTGGTTGCACCTTGGGTGATTCCGATAGTTGCGTTGGATAGGAATGTTGTTGTTGCCATTGGTGGCTCCTTTTTCTAGTTGCGCCGTACTGCTACGGCAACGGTCATGTCATAGCAAGGAAGCATCTGCTCGCCGTATGAAGCGAGAGATGGCCTTCCATCCACTATGGCAATGGGTGAGTTCATAATTGTGTCCACAGTTGTCATCAGATAATCACCCGAGTCTTGGTTGCCCGGTGGCCCAGCAAGAACACGAATAACCAACCGAATGTCACCCACGTTGTATGTAAAGGCATCAAGGGTGGGTAGTTCAATCATCACTGACAATGGGCGAGCATTGCGCGGGTCAGTGACAGGCTTGAGGCCTAAAGTCGTTAGTGCGGTCTTGGTTGCGTTGACTGCTTCGTAAAGGATGCCAGTTGCAGCCATTAGGCAACCTGTGGCCTTCCGCAACCAAGCAGCTGCATAATCTGACCGAGGGACATGGTGGGGGTGCCCATGCCCATTGAGTCAAATGAGGCGTACCCATCTACAGCGCCACGGTTTCTGTATTGGATTGCTGCGTATTGGATAGTTCCCAATTTGGCTGCACCATCTGGGGCGGTGCTTAAAGAGTCTGTGTAACCAGCTTCTCTACGCTTGCGAAATGCCCAAGAGTTAGCAGCAGAAACACACACAGCAATGAAGGCCGTGTCATTGGCCGTGGCGACCTCGATGCCTAGCCAACTGGTGACATCGGCTGAGGTAATCCAAGAGCAAGTAGGGCTGAAACTGACTGTGCCAGTGGCAATGCTTCTTTCGTAGTCATCACCAGCGTTCACATAAATGAACTGGTTTTCCATGATTACGTCATAATCAAAAAGCAAATCGCCTTCATCAGAAACGCCCATGAAAAGGTAAGGCTCGGTAGAGATGACAGTGTGTGTCCCACTAAACCCGTGGTTGGCTCCTGCCACCACTACCGAGTCTTGACTTTGAATATCTGTATCCACAAAAGTCTGCAAGATGGCATAGTTGTCTAGTCTCGTATGAAATGCGAGGTTATAAACAGCCATGGTCTTGCAGTCTTTCTAGTTCGTCTTTATCAGACGAATGCAGCCTTGATGCTGAGTGTTGGGTCGATGAGCTTCGATGCCCAGTACCCTCTGAATGCAATTTGGCGCGAAAGCTGAGAAGGCTGTTCAACGCTGATTGCGCCCTTAGGGGTTTCCCAGTTCTCGAGGGCACGAGGGTCAAGGATGGTCATGCCAGCTGATGTGAGGTTGCGGTCAACCACTACGCGGAGACCGAAGGCAAATGCGCCTGTGGTGCTCGCTGCATTAAGTGAACCGTAAGCATTCATTGGGCCTACCTGTGGGAAGAG